GCAGAACGGTTGAGCAAGAAGCGCACGGACCTGGATGACGCCAAGGCGATCATCGCCGGCTGCGATGACTCGATCGAGCTTGTCAATGTGGTGGCGCCGCGCGCGGGCGAGTTGGCCGGTGACGACATCGCGCTTCGGGCCGAGCTGGCCGGGCTGATTCGGGCCAGGTTCAAGGAGCTGACCGACACCGCGCTGCCGGCGGCCGATGTGCGCGTGGCGATGGCCGGCAGTCGCAAGGCGCCTGCGCAGCGGGAGCGCTCGAGGCGCGGCATGACCGAGTTCGGCAACGCCGAGCGCATGCTGGACCACTACGGCGAAGGGCTGATGTACGTGCCTGAGCTGGCCGGCTGGTACGCATGGACCGGCGTGCATTGGCGCCGCATCGCCGACGAGGAGATGGAGCACCGCGCCAAGGAAACGATCCGAGCGCTGCCCGATGAGGCCAAGCTGATCGAGTCCGACGCAGAGCGGGCCGAGTTCTTCAAGTTCTGCGCGGTGAGCCAGCGGGCGGTGATGACCAAGAACATGGTCACGCTGGCGCGATCAGATCCGCACGTAATGACCCCGGTGGCCGAGCTCGACCGTGACCGCATGCTGCTGGGGGTGGGCAACGGGGCCGTGGATCTGCGCACGGGCGCCAGGCTGGCGCCGAACCCGGCGCACCGCATCACGGTGGTGACATCGGTGGATTACGCAGAGGACGCGCGGGCGCCGCTGTTCGAGGCGACGGTGCGCGATGTGTTCCACGGGGACGCCGAGATGGTGGCCTTCTTTCAGCGGCTGGTGGGCTACTCGATCCTGGGCGACCCGAAGGAGGACATCCTGGTGATTCCCTATGGCTCGGGCTCGAACGGCAAGAGCACGGTCATCGGGGCCATCCGCGACGCGCTGGGCGAGCACGCCAAGATCGCCAGCGCGGACACCTTCCTAAGCTCGGGCAGTGGCATGGGCGGCAGCGCAGGCGCAGCGCGCGAGGATGTGTTGCGCCTACGCGGCGCCCGGTTCGTCTATGTGAGCGAGCCCGACGAAGGGAGCGAGCTGCGCGAGGGCATGGTCAAGAGCATGACCGGCGGCGATCCGATACCAGCGCGCGGGCTGTACTCGAAGTCGACGGTCGAAGTGACGCCCACCTGGGTGTCGTTCCTGCCGACCAACCATCGGCCGATCATCAAGGGTGACGACCACGCTATCTGGCGGCGCCTGCTGCCGGTGCCCTTCACCCGCAACTTCGACCAGGACAAGGGGGTGAAGAAAGACCCCGACCGCGCGGCCAAGTTGAAGGCCGAGGCCTCGGGGATCCTGCGCTGGTGCGTGGCCGGGGCGTTGGCGTACCAGCGCGAAGGGCTGAACCCGCCGGGCGCTGTGAAGGCTGCTCGCGACGAGTACCGCACCGACATGGACCTGCTGGCCGAATGGCTGGCCGAGTGCTGCGAAGTGGGGCCGAACCATCGGGCCACGACGGGCGAGCTGTGGGCAAGCTGGGAAGCCTTCGCAAAAGCACGGGGGGAGATCCGGTTTATCAGCAGTGCGAAGAGCCTGGGGCGGCGGCTGCAGTCACGCGGCTTCGAGGCATTTCGAGACACAGCGGGCGTGAGGGGCCGCGCTCACTGGGGGCTGCGTGTCACAGGCAGGGAGCTGGAGTGATGCCGAGCGCGCAACTTTTTGCAGTTCGCAGAATTTTGCGTGCTTCTACGGCACTGCTTTGGGGCGGTTGCGTCGATTGCGTCGATATAAGCCCTTTTTTTAGGAACTTTCTCATACGTGTACGTGAAAAAGTTATAGAAAAAAGGCCCCAAATCGACGCAATCGACGCACGCAAAAAATTGCACGTTCGAGGAGGACCGAATGCGTAAAAAAATGCGCGCAATGGGGGCGGCGCGTTACCGGCGCGGCGACGAACACCCTGGCGCGGCATTGACCGACGCAGAGGTGGATCTGGTGCGAGAGCTGAACGAATCGGGTTGGTCCTACTCCGCACTGGCTGACAAGTTCGAGGTGAGCAAATCGACGATCGCTGGCATCTGCCAGTGCCGGCGCCGCGCGTAGCGGTGCGCGTGGTTGGCGCACCGTTCGGGAGAATCGAGAGCATGAACAGCCGAAGCACTTACCGTCCTGAGATTGCCGCGGAGATCTGCACGCGCTTGGCAGAAGGCGAGCCGCTGCGCCAGATTTGCCGCGACCCACACATGCCCGCGTGGCGGACGGTCTATGACTGGATCGAAGCAGATAACGACTTCTCCACACGCATCGCGCGCGCGCGGCAACTTGGGTTCGACGCCATCGCCGAGGAAGCGCTCGAGATCGCCAACACGCCCGTTGTCGGCGAGGAAACCGAGAACGATGGCGAGAAGGTGAAGACCAAGCGCGGCGATATGCTCGGGCACCGCAAGCTCCAGGTCGAGACGCGGATGAAGCTCCTTGCGAAGTGGTGCCCACAGAAGTACGGCGAGAAGACGGCCGTCGACCTGAACGTCACCGGCCCCCTGGCCGAACGACTGGCACGAGCTCGCGCGCGCAATGGCTGATCCCGAGCAGGATCTGATCGATCTTGCCGGCGAATGTACGCACGACCCGGTGCGCTGGACACAGTTGGCCTATGACTGGGGGCACGGTGAGCTGGCCGACTACGACGGGCCGCGCGTATGGCAGGCCGAGATGCTGGCCGAGATCCGTGACCACCTACAGAACCCGGCCACGCGCCACCAGCCGCTGATGGTGGCCAGGGCATCCGGCCACGGCATCGGCAAGTCGGCCGGCATTGGCATGGTGGTGAATTGGGCGATTTCGACCTGCGAGGACACGAAGGTCGTCATCACCGCGAACACCGACACGCAGCTGCGCACCAAGACTGCGCCCGAGGTGGGCAAGTGGCAGCGCCTGTCCATCACCTCGCACTGGCTCGACGTGCAGGCCACCAGCGTGGCGGCGCGCGACAAGGACCACGCGAAGACCTGGCGCGCGGACTTCGTGCCGTGGTCCGAGCACAACACCGAGGCGTTCGCCGGCCTGCACAACAAGGGCAAGCGGATCGTGCTGATCTTCGACGAGGCCTCGGCCATCGCCGACAAGGTGTGGGAGGTGGCCGAGGGCGCGCTGACCGACGAGGGTACGGAGATCATATGGATCGCCTTCGGCAACCCGACGCGAAACGTTGGGCGCTTCCGGGAGTGCTTCCGCCGGTTCAAGCACCGGTGGAAGGCGCGCCAGATCGACAGCCGCACCGTGGAAGGGACGAACAAGGAGCAGATTTCTAAGTGGGCAGCCGACTACGGCGAGGACTCCGACTTCTTCAAGGTCCGCGTGCGCGGCATGTTCCCGTCGATGAGCGCGCGCCAGTTCATCGGCGAGGCTGACGTGGCCGCGGCCTACGGCAAGGTGCTGCGCCCCGAGCAGTACGAGTTTGCGCCAAAGATCCTGACGGTCGACCCGGCCTGGGAAGGCGACGACGAGTTCGCCATCGGCCTGCGGCAAGGCCTGTCTTTCCGCATCCTGCGGACCATGCCGAAGAACGACAACGACCTGGTGGCGGCGCGCGTTATCGCCGACCTCGAGGACGAGCACAAGGCCGACGCGGTTTTCGTCGACGCCGGCTACGGCACCGGCATCGTGTCGGCCGGCCAGGGTATGGGGCGCGACTGGACGCTGGTGTGGTTCGCGGGAGCGTCCGCAGACATCGGGTGCCTCAACAAGCGCGCCGAAATGTGGAAGGCGGCCCGCGACTGGCTGAAGTCCGGCGGTGCGCTGCCCGACGATCCTCAGTTGCGTGACGAGCTCCAGGCACCCGAGATCGTGCCGCGTGCTGACGGCAAGGTGCAGATCGAGAGCAAGAAGGACATGAAGGCGCGCGGCGTGCCGTCACCGAACCGTGCCGACGCGCTCGTGCTCTCGTTCGCCTTCCCCGTCGTTAAGCGCAACCCGCTCGACGCCTACCGCAACGACCGCGGCGCGCGCGGCGACTACGACCCCTATCGCGCCATGCGCTGACGGGGTGCGCGTGGTTCGTGCGCGCGCCCGTATCGTCGCCGCCATGGCCATCGAAATCCGCGAAGTCCGTGTCGGCGACTACCTCGACCAGGTGGGCGCGCTGGCCGCCCTGAACTGGGCGGAGACCGGGTTCGACTTTCCGCTGGACCTGTCACGCGCGCACTACGAGGCACTGGACGCGGCTGGCGTACTTTTTGCCCTGGCCGCGCTCGATGACGGCGCGTTGGTGGGCTACTGCACCGCGGTCATGGCACCACACCCGTTCAACCCCGCGGTGGTGTGCTGCGCGTCCGACGCGATCTTCGTGCATCCCGACTACCGCAGCGGCTCGACCGGCGCGCGCCTGATCCTCGAGGCCGAGCGCGTTGCAACAGAGCGCGGCGCCATGCGCATGCTGTGGCACACCCGAGCGGGCACGCCGCTGGCAGCCGTGCTCACCCGGCGCAGCTACGAGCCCGCCGACATCACCGTCATGAAGAGGCTGCATCATGGGAATTGAAGCCGCAATCATCGGCGCCGCAATTGCTGGCGCAGGCGCGTCCGCCTACTCGGCGAAGAAGCAGTCCGACGCGCAGAAGAAGGCGCAGCGCTCGGCCGAGGCGATCGCCGAGAAGCAGAAGAACCAGGCCGAGCGCGAGTTCAACCGCGCAAACGCGAAGACGCCCGATCTTGCCGGCATCATGGCAAGCAACAAGCGCACCGAGGGCGCCGGCAGCACCATGCTTACCGGGCCGCAGGGCGTGAGCCAGGACGCGCTGTCGCTCGGCAAGAACACTCTGCTTGGCGGCTGACATGAGCAAGCCCGAACGCGACAAGCTCTTCACCCGGTGGGGCGCGCTCAAGTCCGAGCGCTCGAGCTGGCTCACGCACTGGCGCGAGATCAGTGATTACCTGCTGCCGCGCTCGGGGCGGTTCCTCGCGACCGACCGCAACAAGGGCGACAAGCGCCACAACAACATCTACGACTCGACCGGCACGCGCGCGCTGCGGGTGCTGGCCGCCGGCATGATGGCGGGCATGACGAGCCCGGCGCGACCGTGGTTCCGCCTGGCTACGGCCGACCACGAGATGATGGCCAGCGAGCCCGTCAAGGTCTGGCTGCATGACGTGCAGCGCCTGGTGCTCGACGTGTTCGCGCGTTCGAACACCTACCGCGCGCTGCACTCGATGTATGAGGAGCTGGGCGCCTACGGCACGTCGGCCTCGATCATCGTCGATGACTTCGACAGCGTGATCCATCACCACACGCTGACCGCGGGCGAGTACGCGATCGCCTCCGACTACCGCGGCAAGGTCCAGACGCTTTACCGCGAGTTCGATCTGACGGTGGCGCAGATGGTGGGCGAGTTCGGCCGCGACAAGGTGAGCCCGGCGGTGCGCACTCTTTTCGACCGCGGCAACCTCGATGCCTGGGTGCCGGTGATCCACGCGATCGAGCCGCGCAGCGACCGCGACGCCACCAAGCGCGACGCGCAGAACATGGCGTGGAAGTCGGTCTATTTCGAGCCCGGCTGCGAGGCGGGCCGCTACCTGTCCGAGTCCGGCTTCGAGCAATTCCCGGCGCTGGTGCCGCGCTGGGCGGCCTCGGGCGGCGACATCTACGGCAACAGCCCGGGCATGGAAGCGCTGGGCGACATCCGCCAACTGCAGCACGAGCAGCTACGCAAGGCGCAGGGCATCGACTACATGACGAAGCCCCCGCTGCAGGTGCCCACGTCGATGAAGAACCGCGACCTGGACACCCTGCCTGGCGGCGTGTCGTTCGTGGATACTGCAAGCCCCACGGGCGGCATCCGCACGGCCTTTGATGTGCGGCTGGATCTCAACCACCTGCTGATGGACATCCAGGACGTGCGCGAGCGCGTGCGCTCGACCTTCTACGCCGACCTTTTCCTGATGTTGGCCGGCTCCGACCGCACCAACATGACCGCCACCGAAGTGGCCGAGCGCCACGAGGAAAAGCTGCTCATGCTCGGCCCGGTGCTCGAGCGGCTACACAACGAGCTGCTGGACCCGTTCATCGAGATGACCTTCGCACGCCTGGTACGTGCGGGCGCCCTGCCCCCGCCCCCGCCCGAGCTGCAGGGCATGGACATCAACGTCGAGTTCGTTTCGATGCTCGCGCAGGCGCAGCGCGCGGTGGGCACGAACTCGATCGACCGCTTCGTCGGCAACCTGGGCATGGTCGCGCAGATGAAGCCCGAGGTGCTGGACCGTTTCGACGCCGACCAGTACGCCGAGATCTACGGCGACATGCTGGGCGTCGATCCGCGCCTGATCGTGGCCGACGACAAGGTGGCGCTGATCCGCCAGCAGCGCGCCGAGGCTGCGCAGCAGCAGGCGCAGGCCGAGCAGATAGCGCAGGGCGCGCAGGCCGCCCGCAACCTGGCCGCCGCCGACACCAGCGGCCAGAACGCGCTGACCGACGTAATGCAAGCCTTCAGTGGCTACACGACCTGAGCGAGATGGCATGCACGAGGAGAGCGTGACGTTGGCCAAGCTGCTGGAGTCAATCCCCGAACCATTCCGCGCCGCGATCCTGGCCACGGTCGTGGCGCTGCTGCGCATCCTGTACGACGGGCGCGAGCCGCGGTGGGTGCGGCGCTTTCTCGAGGCGATGCTGTGCGGCGCCATCGCCTTGGGCGTTGCGCACCTGGTCGAAGCGCTTGGGATGACACAAGGCTGGGCCACCTTCCTGGGCGCCTCGATCGGCCTCTTCGGGGCCGACGAGGTGCGCGAGTGGGGGCGGCGAATCGCAGAGCGGAGAGTGCGATGAACGAGGGCGCCCGCCCCGAGGATTGCCCGACCGTCGTGTCGGCGCTGCACCTCGAGCGGGTCTATGGCTGCACGCAGGCGCGAGCACGCATGTGGGCGCCGCACCTCGACGCGGCATGCTGGCATTACGGGATCGTAACGCCGGCCAGGGTTTCCGCCTTCCTTGCTCAGATCGGCCACGAGTCGGGCCGCCTGAGATACACCCGCGAGATATGGGGGCCGACGCCGGCCCAGCGCCGCTACGAAGGCCGGGTCGATCTCGGCAACGTCGAGCCTGGCGATGGCAAGCGGTTCATGGGGCGCGGCCTGATCCAACTCACCGGCCGCGCCAACTATGCGCGCATGAGCGAAGCCCTTGGCGTGGATCTCATCGCACGCCCTGACCTGCTTGAAACGGCGCAGTACGCAAGCCTATCGGCCGGCGAGTTCTGGAGGTGGATAGACGGCAACGCGCTTGCTGATGGCGGGCTCTTTGACACGATAACCAGGCGCATCAACGGCGGCCAGAATGGGCGCGCTGATCGCGTCGCGCTGCACGTTCGCGCGATCGAGATTATGGAGGCATGACCATGTGGCAAGCGCTCATCCCCGCCGTGGTGTCGGTGATCGACAAAGTGCTGCCGGATCCGCAACAGGCGGCCGAGGCCAAGCTGCGCGCGCTCGAGCTCGGCCAGCGCGGCGACCTCGCCCAGCTCGACGCCGAGGTGCGGCTCGCGCTCGGCCAGATGGAGATCAACCGGACCGAGGCGCAGACCGACCTGTTCCGGGGCGGCTGGCGCCCGGCAACGGGCTGGTGCTGCGTGGCGGGGCTGACCTACCAGTTCATCGCTCAGCCGCTGCTGCCATGGTTCGTGGCGCTTTTCGGCGCGACCGTGCCGCCCCTGCCTGCCATCGACAACGAAACCCTGCTCGTGCTGCTCACCGGCA